GATACTATTCAAGCAACGCTTCCGATTCTGCAACCCCCTCGTCCCTTTCGGATCTGAAATCACTAACCGTCCCTCACTTAGTATCGCCCACTTTCATCGACAATTCAATCGTGTTGGCAAAGCAAACCTCCTCTTTGTGGAACCGTTATGATGCGACTTTGGATGAGGTCAAACAAACCACTCTATCATACAGGGGTTTGATGGAGTATGATCCATCAGACTTCATGATGGTGAACCAACGTCCGATACTGATAGAGAATGGGAAGACCTCTGCCCAGGTCAAAACCTCATCTCCATCCATAACGGCTATAAGATTCGATGGAAAGACATTGACGGATTCCCACTTCCCTCCTTATCTATATGACACAAGTGGATTCTCACTAAGGATTGCGGGGGTTGAAACGGACGAGCTATCGACCTTCTTGCAATTTAGAAACATAACCGCAGACAGCATCTCTGATTTGGGACTCATTCCTGGCCCGATACTGATGGGTCAGCTTGGTTTTGTAGGGATAAGGACAAGCGATGCCACTATGACCCTACTCAATGATGCAGGTTCTGACTTGGCGGGTTTCAATGTGACGCCAACCAATGCACTCTTGTCAAAGGACAGAGAGATGTCTTCGACACTCGATGCACACCCCTCATTGAGATTAATTTCCGATCACTCGAATGTATTCACGGCGAGAAAGACAAGAGGTCTGAACATCATGGAGATTATCAGAAACTTGACACAGATTGATGGGAAGCAACTTGTGAACGAGAAGAACGGTGCGTTAGTGTATTCGTCTGCTAATTTCACCAACAGAGGAACCACATTAGGATTAGGTAGTGCTATACAGAGCGTGTCAGTTAGCAAGATGTTTGATTCTCCCAATGAGATAGTAGTCGTTGGCGACCCTCTTGCTGAGAATGAGAGAGTCTTCGTAGTCGTCAAGGACTTGGAACGCATGAAGAAAGAGGCAAGCAGAGGAGCCAGGAACAATATGGTTCGCACCTTACGCCAAGAGATACCAGGTCTGAAGACAAATGCTGAAGCACTCAAATTAGCCAAGTCAATCCTCGCACGATCAGAGAATAGCGCACCACTTGTCACATTACAAGGAGCATTCAAGGCATCCTCAATACAACCAGGAGAGATAATCTCTCTCGAACTACCTACTCATGGGCTACGAGGAGAGTATGCGGTCTTTGAAGCAAGGCACGACTACACCAATCTCAAGAGTGACTTCATCGTAGGCCAATATGACAAGGGGATAGAGGGAATCCTCTCTGATCTCCAAGCAGTATCTGGAAACTCTGCACCTCTCGATGGGGCGGCAGGAACAGTAGTGGATGTGGCAGAGATTTCAATGTCTAGTGGCATCAATGTAGTAGCTGTTCACAAGGTATTCGTGCGTAATGTAAGCAACGCCGGATTCATTATAGGGGCGAAACACACTAATGGAATGGGGAAAATAGGGGTGCGTGACGGGAACAAGCGGGGGCGACCCATCGGGGCCAGCAAGAGTTTGTATTACGAGGTGAAGTGATGGTGTTTGAACAGGCTTGGGCTATTGTCAAGGATGTGGATTTCAGAATACCAAGACCTGTTGATCCCCCTGCTAAATACACGGAACCAAATGCGGTCTTGGCATTTGCTGGTTCAAAGATTCCTATGATTCACACGCATGAACAATCAGTAGGACTTCCCACAAGCGCAGGGCGATTTGAAGTGGGAGACTTCGGAGAAGATATGCACGAAGGCACAGATAATGACTCCTTCACTTCTTATCATCACGGCATTAAAGAAGTCAGGGATGAGATAGAAAGAGCGAGTTTAGTAAGAGCAATTATAGAGGCAGGTATTGTGGATCAGGGACAGATAGAAGATGCTTTGGATGAAGCGGCATTCGCAGACATGAGGGGTGAATACAGTAGTTATAATCCTGAGAGAGAAGAGAGTCTTGAACAATTGGGATGGCCCAAAACCCCCGAATCATCTTTCTCATCAAAGAGATTAGGTAGTGGAAAAGGATCTATGACAACCAGACTTGGTGGGAGGGATATGTAATGCCTGTCCTCGACTCACTCAAGTCCGCCCTGACCGACCACCTGTCCACAATAGTCACACGCATGACTCTTGGTTCGAGTGGAGGTGATGCATCGAGCAGGGATGGCGGAGCAGGGACTCCTCAGATCACCGTCACTCCCGAGGTCACAAAGATAGACGACAGGACTCTCGCCATATCCGCTAACTTCGATACGCAACAGACATCATCCCAGGCAATCAAGGAAATAGCCCTGCATGGAGATACTGCGCTGGACACTCCTGCATATCGGGCAACATTCTTACCAATCAACAAAGGCACAACGAATGAAATCAAGGTTGATGTTCTCATGGAGGTGCGATGATGCCGTTTATTATGATCCGTCCTGATTATGACACTACTCTATACATTGATGACTACGCAAAGACAACGGTGAAGCAATTGCGATATGCATTGAGGAGCCTGAAAGAGCCAATTGCGGTTGGCATGAGGAAGGCAGACATGATTGAAGTGATACAGGATCATGAGGTGGACAAGGCATTGGATGTGGAGATGTCGATATGCCGCAGGTGTGGCTTCCAGGCAAGGAGGCCACGCAAGTTCGATGGAGCACCGGAGGACTTCGCCGCACACGAACAGCAGTTGAGGCATGAGTGCCAAAATTCGCCGCTGCCCCAAATTGAGGAAAAACCTGTCAGTCCTGACAACACGGAGGAGGAGTGAATATGGCAGGTTTGGGTGAAGGTCACGAGAAAGCCACGCAATCATATCAGACAGATGGCCTTAGAGATACTGATGTCCTTGCAAGCCCTACTCTGACTAATTTCAATGAACGTGGATTGTTGAATGGTGTCGTTCCTATTGTCTCTAATGATTACAACTCGGGAAGCAGAAACTCATCCACTACTGGAAATTGCGCCTGTTCTAAATCAGGATCACAGTCGATTGTAGTGGCGGCAGGGACTATCTTAGTGGATGGGGTGTTCTATTCCATAAGTCAGACTACTTACAATGTAGTGTCGGCAACGGATAGGTATGCAACGTATAACTCATCAACAGCTCCTACTTTGTCTGCTAATCATGAGAGAATCCTCCTAGTGTTCTTCGATCCAACCAGAACAAACAACATTGGTTTCACCTATGGCAACGCGATTGATGTTTCATCGGGAGCATACCCTCAGAGTCCCTCGGGCCATCTTGCTAACCAAACAATAGTCCTAGCATCGGCAAGATTGCACTACAATAGCAACCAAGTCGAGGTTGCATCCCTTGAGGACAAGAGAGTATTCCTACGCCCAGGGCCAATGCCACTCTCAGCTCTCGTCAATGGAGCAGGGAATGCAACGATGCCCGCGAACAACCTCAACTCAGGGAATGCAGGGAATCTGCCAATAACGGACATGGGTTTTGTCTTCGCCCGCGATCCTGCAGGACTTGGTTCACATCCTGACGGTAGTGGTGGCACTCACCTGTTCTATCAATCAGATCTGAGAGTCAATCAATCGGGAACAGGCGGTGCGTATCAGATTACACCCACGCACAGGACATCTATCAAGACGGACACTTACGTTGGTTCACAGAAGAATGTGACTCTAGCATACAGTCCACTTGGTTCTCAGGACGAAGCATCGACCAAACTTATGGAGGTCACGATCTACAAGACTTCGACACCTAGACACATCGCTACTCTCGTTCAAGGCACGGACTATACTATTTCTGCTAACGTGGTGACAGTCAATGGTTCTCTCGGATACACAGGCACACCAACTCACGTTAGGATCTCCTACGTTCATGCGGGGCACACAGGATGAAGAAATACCAGGATAAGATTAGCCAAGACTGTCCTGGTTGTGGTAATCGTGTCCTTGCATATCGCATCAATGGCTTCTATGCCGGCTCAAGGGATAGGATATTCCTATGGGAATGCCCGCTATGCGAAGAGGTCTGGAAGAAGCTCAAGCCCAGGTTGAAGGTGGCATCATGAGTGCATTCGATGAAGCCTGGAACATAGTAAAATGGGATGTGCATGACATACCCCACACCGAAGGAGCAGAATGTGGTGGTTGTGGAACCAAGCAGAAAAGGCATTGCAAATGTGACTTCGGCCCCGCATGGACTACTGTGAAGTCAGAGGAGAAGGGGAAGTTCCAGGGCTACTCGAAGAATACCATTAGCGGCAGGGCAGAGAGGGCTGGCAAGGCTAGGGCATGGAACCAGAGCCGTAAGGTCAAGCGTGGCAGGACTCGCAAGAGATACGCTAGGAACAAGACACGAGGCAACGTGCGCCCTGCTATGCGGAGACAACTAGGTGCGGGTGGAAGTCGTAAGGAAACTAAGCGTTAGACTTGCCATTCCATGTCTTCTTGGTCTTCAGACGCTCACGGACTCTCCGACAGACATGACATAGGGTTCGGCCATTCCTGAATCCTTTGATTTCTCTGTCGCACTTGGGGTTGTCACAAATCCAGGGCATCACTCCTCCTCCAATACATCCCTCACAAAAGCGCAATTCACGGTGACGGGCCTGTCTGTTCTCTCATCAATTATTCTGATTTCTTCTCTGGTCTTGACGTAGCAGTATAACTCTGCGATCAACTCAACCTCTGCGGCGAGAGTCCGTATGACATTGCGAGCCAACCCACGCCTCCATTCAGAGAACAGGGCAATCGGTTTCATCATCAATGAGAGGTGAGGCATGGCCGTTTGCTTTCGGCGGTTAGTCGTTGCCAGGCTACGCAAGTCATACCTCCTCCCATAGCTCCCATAGTGTATCTCTGATGCATCGGTGGCTATCTTACTCAGATCAATGTGATTTGATTGCTTGAAGATGGGGTGATGATGTCTCAATAGCGGTAGGTCAAATTTGGATGAGCCATAGCCAATCAGAGTGGGCGGTTTGTTTGCGAAACCTGCCGCAAATTCTTCAGAGATACTATCCAATGGCATGGTCTTTGTCGATTTGTCCTTGATGAGCATCCTGTGGACTTCATCGGTGAAGAGTATCATCTGTCGGCCATCGAATACTGCTACTGCCTCCAATGTGAATTTTGTTGGCTCAGTCCAACCCGTTGGCAGATCGCTCGCATCAGTAGCAGAGAATGCCCTGAATGCCAGGAGGTTATTCTTTGACATCCAATCTTCCAAGTCCTTCATCATCAAGCCTCCAATGAGATGAAGGCATTCTTTCCTTCTGCCACTCGTATTGCCATTTTTGCCTTCATCATGTCATCCAACCTTCTTCGAGCCGTCTTGACACTCACGCCATTGAGAGTGGAATACATCTTCTCCAAGTCAGACTTTCGCACGACTTCCCTATTGGTTCTCTCGTGGACTTTCCTCTTGCACTTGCCGTATGCCTCTCGCCATGCCCTAATGTCTGCTTGCCTCTTCTTGCCGACCTTGAAGTCTTGCTTCTGTTCCAACCAGATGATGAGATTGTGGAGGTTGTCGTAAATCATCTCGCTTGCCATTTGGATGTGCTCGGCAGTAATGACTGTTGATCTCATAGTAGCTGCAATCAGATTGCCGAATATCATCGTGTAATTCTCAACATTGGGGAGGAAACCGATGGCAGTTTGCTTGATGTTTGGGTCTTTGATGGAATGGATAAGGGAATAGTAATCATCAACGGCAGACAGTAGGGCAACGTGATAGTTAGGGCCAGGAGTGAAGGTATCGTAGGCATGATCCTGGGCTATCGTTTCCTTCTCTCCATCGGACAATGCATCGTATTCTTCCTCAGTCAGACCAGCACCAGCGAATAGTCGGGCTTTCACATCATCTCTGATGCTCGCCATTTCGTTTGCTATGTTCTCGTAAGACCATAGCCTCTCAGGCACAGGCTTGTAAGCACCTGCTACCCTATGCTCGCTTGTCGTCTGCCTCGTCTCAGTAGAGATGTCATTCTGGAACAGATATACTCTCTGAAAGAACCCCTTGTCGAGAACATGGTGCATGATGTCCTTTGGAGGATAGGTGGTGGCCCAAAGGGAGACTCCAGAAGGAGTATGAACGGATGCACCCTTCAAGTGATTGACGAGTTCGTTAGTCTCCGTCCCAATAGGAGCCATTGCTTGTTGCAAAAAGAGGATCTTGTCAGAGAAGTATGCTTTCTTGTCATTCAATAGGATGCTTGCTTCGTCAAATAGAAGAGTCTTGTAGCCATTGAGTAGTCCTGGAACTACTTCATGCTCAATTGCTCCTGTTGGTTTCCCTGTCTTTGGATCAACCACCTTTATCTCCTGAGTAGTCCCTATCATCTTGGCATCCGAACCCGCACTAAACTTCTCAGTATCTATGCTTAGTAATTTCAAGACCTTTGACATGAACTCATATGCAACAGATTTCCCTGATCTTGCAGATTGAATCCAGAAGACGTGCAACCTGCAATCAATGTATGCGCCATGAATAGGGATGCGGACATAGGGGGCGAGGCTTGCGGCTAAAACGTAATAGTAAGAGAGTAATCCTGCGTATTCATTGAAGAAACTGACTGTGCTGAACCTCTCTACATATCGGCGGAGAAACTTACTACCATCATAGGGACTTGTGACGACTTGGTAGTCATACCACTTCCTTGTGGTATCGGCCTGAGTCTGTGCAATCACCATGTTATGCCCTCTTCATCTTGACCTTTTCATCCACTATTGGTTCCTCGCTGACAAAGCAGTTGAGGATTTTTGATGCGGTAATTTTTCCAATACCAGGCATGGTTTCTAATTCTGTCGGAGAAAGTGAGGTGATTTCGCTGATAGAGCCAAACTCATCGAGCAACGCCTTTGCAATTGACTCGCTGCAACCGACACTTCGCAGGACATCCACGCGCCTGTCTTCTGATGCCGTCTTCCTCATCACACGATACTTGGATGACTTGCCTAGAGTCCCATCCTTCTCGAACCTCTTGCAGATGAACCTAGCTGCTTCCGAGGTAGTAGCGAAACAGAGAAGGTTGAGATCATAGTCAGTATGGAATCTAGCAAGCGAACCCAGGAACTCGTTGAATATCTTAGCGAAGGGTATCTTTCGCCCTCCCTTTCTAGCTCGTGAGATATAATTGTCGATTGTCCCATGCACCAACAAGAAATATTGATTGTAGTTATCATCAAGATTCTGCAATTGCTTATCCAGATGCCCACTATACAGGCTACCCATGTAATCGTGAATCGTCTTAGCCTCGAACCCAACATTGCCAAAGGCATAGTCTGTGATCATGTTCTCCTTCATCTCATAATGAAGTCCCTTTGTATCACAATACTTGATGACTAATTTCTCTAAGCCCGAACGCTCTCGATGGTCTATGAATAGAGTCTTCATCGAGACCACCCAGGTATTGCCCTCTTACATTGGAGGCAGATCCCATAGCGATGATGCCATGCCGATTTATTACCACAAGTGCATTCATTTCTTGTCATCCTTTTTCGCCTTCCTTATTCTTCTAGTGTCATCAACGTATTCGAGCATGGTCGCTAGTCCTGCCGCCGCCCAATAAGCATCGGAGTCAATGTTCCACCACCCAATCACATTGCCTACACTCCCGATGAAAATGAATACGCCCGCTACGAACATGAACTCATGACGAACTACCAAGTGAGTCATATCCCAAACATCGACTTGCCCATCATCATTCATGTCGAGCATCCCGACAATTTCAGCTAGTCTTCCCTTGCTACTCATGTTCATCCTCTCCAAAAGTTTCCTTGATGAGTGTCAAACGGTTGAACATCTCACATACCTGAAGGCCAAACTGTGGATCCTGAGTAATGGCGACCATGTTTCCCTCTTGCAAGATTTCATAGAACCCTGTTTCCTTGTTAAGACGAAAGGCCCAGGGTAATGACTCCATAACTTCTTGTCGTTCCTTCTCATCATCTCCATCTAATTTGCTAAGAGCCTCAGCAAGTTTCTTCTTCCTTATTTCTCTAATATCTTCACTCATCATATCCACTCGAATAATTTTGCTAATACCAAGACTGACAATATTGTATTCACAGTAGCAGCTATCGTTCGGTAGAGTGCTAACTCCCCGAAGTGTGCTTGGCTCCAATGTTCTAACTCGTCACTCATTCCTTCTCACTACTTCCGTTTCCATTATGAACACTCTTTTCACTCATTGTGATTCAACACCTTTCTGATCATAGAATGCACACTTGCCAACGCACAGTCCTTGTCTGAATATGGTCGGGCAACTAGGAGTCTGATATTGCCTGTTAGATGCATGAACTAATTGTTCCTGGGTGATCTTCGGGTTGTAGTCTGCCCATTCCAAATCACGAATGAAAATATGGGCTTTTGATACTGCATCCTGGGGCGTAGTCTTGCTTGAGGAACGCGGACGGGCAAAATTATGGAAGTAATCTAAGAGATACATGGAGAGGTAGGAGCGAGGAAGATGCGGAGGGTTATCACCTTTGGTGCAACAAGCCGCATCAAGGCAGGGTAAGATGGGAATACCAGATAGTCTTCTCGAAGATACCGAAATTTCCGCCGCCTCGAACTTCCCGAAATATCCTGTCATACCTGACAGGTATGGATTGCCAGGATCACTCTTGACAATCTCAATCTTGAGTCCCTTGTTGCCACTTGGTTTCATACCGCCCTTCGGGTTCTTAGCCTCCTCTGTCACATGGCCCCATCCCTTAGCCAAATCTTCTTCCGTGACAGGGATGCTCCATAGCTCTCGTTTCGTATTGAAAGTATTCGGGATTCCAATGTGGCGATCAGGACGGAAACTCACAACGGGGTCAATAGTGACTAAATCCATGTCGCCAATCCACTTGTTGATCAATGCTCGACCAGAGAACAACAAGTCATTCATCTCATTTGTCGGCAAATCATACACTTGATCCAACATCACCCAAATATGGTAGCCACCACCACTCATCCAGGTTGCATGACGAATATCATTCTCAGATAGGTGCTTGACTAGCTTGTGGGCATCCTCGGTGCATCTCTGACCTGCGGCATCCCCTGTTAGTTTGAGAATTTCATCTGCTCTGCCTTTGTCAAGATCAACTACAAAATGAGGGATGATTGCGGTGCTGTATTCGCACCTATTGCCATTCGTCTTCAATTTCTTGAATCCATATACTGTTGTTGTGAGTTTGTCCTTCCCGTTAGTGACATTGACGTAGTGTTGGAGTTGCTCGATACTTCTGATGACCTTCCTGGCCTTCATGTCAATCTCACGGGGGAAGTGATTGAACAAATGAGCCATGCTATCCCTCAGAAATCAAAGATTGACTTCTGAACAATTGATACCGCATCTTCTCTTTCAGTCATATTTCCCACTAAATCATCAACGATTTGAATACCTTCTCCAATCCACTTCATGACTGGAACCGCCATTGAATTGCCCAATGCCTTGTATCGAGGCCCATCGGGACAATCCTCGGGTGCTTTATTGCGCCAAACAATCTGCGTGTAGCCATCGGAGAATCCTTGCAACCTCTCGCACTCCAAAGGCGTTAGTCGGCGCACGGCCATGCTTTGCCTTACTGCCGGATAACCCTGACCAGGCATACCTCCGCCTGTGCTCAATGAGGTGTGAATTTCATTTTCAAAGACATCCCCATTGCCCTTTGCAGTAATGCCAACTGCCAACCCGCCTTCTGCGGTCACAGGCGCACCTGAGTGTTTCTCATCGAAATTAGTCTGAGCTGCATTCTTCCAATCGAAACCAATTGTTTCCTCCTTTACCAATGGGAGATTGCCTCCTCCTGTCCCTGCTTTGGCAGTTATGGTGGGACTGGTATCCACTTCGGAAACTTTTCCCTCCCACCTGCGATTCTCATAGACTTTGGTTTCTTCTCCGACTAAGTGACCCTCTCTCCCATCTCCTCCATTGGTATTCAGAGTCGAAGCCACATCCACTTCTCGAACCCTTGAGTCCTGGCCGTGATACTCATACACAATCGGATCTCCTGTGCTACCATTGTCTCTTGCATTGAGAGTGGGACTTACATCGGTCTTCCCATTAGGATTAGTCGGATCGAATATCTCGGGTTCTGTCACAATCGGATCTCCCGATGTATAGGGTGTGCTTGCATTGAGTGTGGGGCTTATGTTCTTGGGATTTTCACGAGGCGACTTCGAGTCGAAAATCTTACTCTCAACTGCGAGAGGGGTGAAGTCACTAACTCCAGCCGCATTACGCCCACTCGCCAGAGTGTTGGACGTTTCGCCATCTCCTCCTCCTCTTGCATCGAATACCTTGCTTTCGGCTATGATCTGCCTTTCTATTCCTGCTCTCTCTCCTGTTCCCTTGTAGTAGCTTGCATCCAAAGTGGGAGCCGGATCATGCAATGGCTCAACAACTGCCATGAAATTGTCCTTGTCAGGCATGAACTGTTGCATACTCCTGGTCGTTAGAGTTCCAGTCTTGTCCTCGCCATCCCAATTCTGTGCGATGAATGTCTGGTTGTTGGAACCCTTCTCTGCTTTGACCGGCCCTGCTACTTCTGTTTCCCTGACCTCTGATCGTTGATTCTGCTCGAAGGCGATTGGCTCTCTGATTATCTGAGTAGTTCGCGTATCACCCAGGTCGAATGTGTTGAGCGTGTTAGTCACATCATCCTTCACCCATGTTTCACAATCGGTCTTGGATTGCGCTCTGCGTGACTTGCGAAATATCCCTAACTCATTTGGCGGGACATCTTCAGGAGGGGGCGTTTCAGGAATAAGGTGTCCTGACGAAGCGTGTTGAACTGAGAGTTTGCCACCGCCACAGTCAGTATCTATCGTTCCTGTGATCTTAGGGATTACTCTTCTTCCTGGTTCGCTTTCTCCAGTAGTGCTTGTTCCAATGTATTCGGTAATTGCTTTCCCCTGCGCCTTGCTCTCCTTAGAATGCCCCTGCAAGCTTTCTCGCTCAAATAATACCGAGGCGGCACTTCGCCAATCTCCTCCAATATGTCCGACAACGAAGACTCTACGTCTTCGCTGCGGGACTCCGAAGTATTGAGAGTCCAAAACTCGGTAGGCGAACCCATACCCGATTTCTGCCACTTGTCCGAGGAAGATACCAAAATCCCTTCCTCCGTCAGATGACAAGAGACCTGGGACATTTTCAAAGAGGAACCACGTTGGTTGAATTTCCTTAACAGCTCGGAGGAACTCAAGGGCCAAGTTGCCACGAGGGTCATCCATTCCGAGTCGTTTTCCTGCAACCGAGAAGGATTGACAGGGGCTTCCTCCGACAACGAGATCTGCTTTTCCTCTGAACTCACTCCAATCAACCTCCTCTACATTTCCCATGTTCGGCACATCGGGAAAGTGATGTGCCAATACGGCTGAGGGAAACTTATCAATGTCTGCGAAAGCAACGGGATCCCAGCCCATTGAATGCCAGGCTTCTGATGCCGCTTCGATACCGCTAAACAGGCTGACATATCTCATCCACTCTCAACCTCCTCAGAGGGGCTTCTCCTTTTGAACACTCTGGATTCGGGAGGCATCAATGACTTCTCATATCGAGGACAGAATCCCTTGAGGGCGCACCAGGGTTCACAGATGTAATTGAGTGAATCACGAGGGAGCATGGGGAATTGAAGGCCATCCATGTCTCCTCTGTAATTCCTATGGTATAGGAGGAGATCGCTGATGGAGTTATACATTAGTCCCATCTCTTTGACTCTGATTGCCTCTTTGCCTCTGAACACTCCATCCCCCCCTGTGTGATCCCATCCCCAATATGCAATCTCTGCATCGTTGAAGTTTGCCTTGCCAACTACATTCCCCTTTCGATCATACAATCTATTGTCGCAATTCTTCATGAGGAATACATAGTATGCCAATTCCCTCCTCATGTGTTCCCACTTCTTCTTCTTATGCTCTTTGAAAACCCCCGTCTTCAGCTCATGGATATGATACTCTCCATTCTCATTGATGAATAGTCGATCAATCATCCCCGTGATGTGAATCAATTGGTCTTCATACTCAACCACTCCATGAAGAGTCAGCTCGTTGCCAACAGGCAGAAAGTAATCCAAGTTGCATTCCAATGCTCGCTCTGCCTCAATCCATAGATATTTTTTGATGTGTTCTTCTTCTCCTAACTTATACTGATCCAGATTAGGAATCAATTCCAAGAAGTAGTCATACAATGACTCGGCATCAAAATAAATTTCGACAAGTCCTCTTACGGAGTCTAAATCCACGTCATGATAGAATTGCTCAATGGCATCGTGGACATTGGTTCCTCGAATCATGTTGTCATTCTCGGGTTCCTTCACACCGAGGACATACTTGATGAAGCCCTGTTGAGCACAGAAGTCATACGCACCTACGGATGACTTAGTGAACTTAGGGAGGTGCTTCTCCGGTTGTCCTGGATGCCACCCATAGGAGGACACGAAGTCCTCATACCCCTCTACAGGGATGGGGTAGGCATTACGAGGGAATCTCACTTCTAAGGTCACGACAATCACTCATCGCTCGCACCCTTCTGTGACTGGTCTGTCTCGAATACCCCGTCCTTTAGGCTAGGCCACCCATACCATGTGGAACCACCTCTCTCCTCGGGTGCTCTCTCAAAGATGGTGTGCCGTCCAGGCATCTCAAGGGATGTTCGATTCTTAGTCAGAACGGCAAAGGACTTCTCGGCTCCGGTGAGCCTACCAATGTCGTCCCTCTCCTGGTCGATATAGAGGATTACTATCTGTTGCAGATCACCATCGCTGTCCTTCAACCACCCAGGAACCTCTTTGCCCTCGATGACATTTCCATCGCCGTCATAGACCGGCTTCATGTGGGAAACCGCATACACATGGACTCCCTTTGACATCAATGATTGCCACACTAAGGTAGCAGCTCGATAGCGAGTCTTACGAACGCCCCAACTGAATCTTGATACTCTCTTAGTGGCTACGCCAACGGCATCATTCCCAAGTCCCAAGTCATAGATCTTCATGACGTTCTCACAAACATCCTTGAATTTGTCTGCACCATCGAATAGTAGTGTCTTGAGATATGGCTTTGGCATCTTCCCATGCTTCTTGTAATGGGCTAATTGGGCATCCACTTGCTCATTAGCCATCTTGAGGAGTTTCATTGTCCTCTCATATGTGGCTAAGTAGTCAATCTGATCTTGAATCTCAACATCGGTATTCATCACAATCGGGTCGAAGATGATTATGTTCTTCTTTCCTCTATGATGTGCGTGTTTGGAAGTCTTTCCGCCCCTGTCGTAGTCAATGTGCCAAACCTCTGCCCCTTCTGCCAATTCCTCATCAGACAGAGAGTCAAGGATTAATCCACTCTTCCCCGAGCCTGGTGGGCCAGCGAGTCCACACAGAACATAATTCTCCAAGTTATCTAGGAAGTCATGACCTTCTCTCTCTGCATCCAATTCTGCCCATAGTGGGTTGTTGCTTCTCGTTGCTTCAACGATTTGCTTGAGGGGAGTCTTAGGGACTGTATGATTCACAGGTTCCTCAACAGTAGTCTTTGCCCAGGGGAGTGATGAAGCAGGTTCGGCTTCTTCTGCCTTCTCTTCTTCACCGAACATTCGGTTGTCTATCTCTTCGAGTGACATTCCCTCTGTATCAAAATCCGGTTCTTCGATCTTCTCGTTCCACACGTTCTTCTTGACCGGAGCAGGGGCTGGCTTGGGAGCTGCCCCATCTGACTCTCCGGTTGTGGTGTCCTTCTTGGTGAACCATCCAAATCCTGAATCATCTGACATTACTGATTCCCCCTTATCTGATCGGCAACCGTTAGTAGTGCGGCTACGACATGGAGATTTGAATAATCAATCTGTAAGTGTCCGAACAAAGCCATCATACTGTGGCCTTGTAGTTGTTCGGCATCACCATCTCTTCTGAGCCATGCAATATAGTCTAGGAATGTGCTTGCTATCTCCTCTTGCATTCTCAGTCACTCCTGAATCCGCCAAGCGAACCCAGGTCGTTCGTGTCGTCAGGAACGGCGGCGGCAATCCGACTCCTGTTTGGTATAGCATAGATGTTCAGAACATCGGCATCGAGCATCTGCTCTCCTGTGGTGTTGTTCTCCCATGTTCGCGTCTTGATCACGGCGAAGACTTGGGTTCCGGCGGTGTAATCGAGCCACTCTTCATCCCTCTTGACCTGGAAGGCATGGAAGTCCTCAATGAGCCTCCTTGAGACTGACAGATAGATAGCGGCAGAAGCATCCTCACGGCGTATAGCCTGGCTGAAAACGGACATACGGTGTTGCCCCCCACCTTCGGCGGAAAGCCCGTAAATCTTGTCTTCTCGACCTGCGTGATCCATGTAGTCCACCGTCCCTCTGATGGTGAATGTCGGCCCAACGAAACGTCCTGAATTGAGCTGAGTCTTGTTGTCATCATGATAGTCATGAACATCTCCCAAGTCTGGAACGAAGTTTCCGAATTGGACGAGTATCTGTGCAGGGTCGAAGATCTCCCCTGCCGCTTCTCTCATATCCTCGGGCAACCATCCAAGACCATAGGCTGGACTGATGTTGTTTGCCTTTAGGATAGGCGTAGTCTTGTCGAACCAAGATACGTCCTCCTCTGCCTGGAAAGAGATAGGCTCGTTAAGCCTGAGATCAACGTGTGCGGCATCAAACGAGCATTCTAGTATGATTGGGCTTCCGAAACCCTTTGCCTTGAAATCTGCCTCAGAGGCTACGATGCACAACCACTCTTGCTTGTATGAGTAAGCGGGCTTCGGGCCTCTTGGGCCACCGAGAAGTGCAATGCAGTATTTCTCACCAGGAACGGAAATCGCCCAGGGTGGAATATCAGTTTCCGGCGTATCTGCATCGAAGTGAACCTCGCTATCCTGAGCATCCCAAACGCGCCATGCACCCTCGTGGTATGCACCTCTGCCGATAGGGACTACTCTGTCGTCAGAGTATGGCTGAATGCCATTCTTTAGAACGTAGTCAATCCCTTGATACTTCAACTGTTCAATAGCCTTCTCTCTCTGTCGGCCCATTAGGTCAGTCCGACCATTGTTGCCGATTATCACACCGACATACTTGGTTCCAGAACCTGATCCTGCATTCCTTCGCCTGTATGTGACCTCGAATCCATCAACCAAGTATTCAGAATGCTCGTCATCACTAATCTTTGACAAGTCACCTTCAAACTCTTCAAACTCCTCTGGTCGTTCTTCCTTCCACCACTCGTGAAACTTCTCTATTGTTTCCTGTGGTGTCCATCCCATTATATCTTCAACTCTCTTCAATCCATCTGCCATTCATCATCATCTCCTTTGTTGGGTTCTCTCCGTGCGTGGTGAGGGTTATGAACACTCTCATATTTGTTCAGCATCTCAAGGACTTTGACTACATCCTCATGTGTGCGTGGTTGTTCAATGATGCCGTTGAGATCCCTAACCGCTTGGAGTCCCTGGCTTGTGGATGACAGGTCATCCAGGCCGTTGATTATGTTGAGGATCCTGGTTATCTCCTCGGTGTCGGAGTATGTCAGGCGGACGGTTAGACCATGTGATTCAAGTGCTCTTTGAATCCCAGGCTTGATTATTGTGAACCACAGCTCGGGCCTTATTTGATAGCCGCATTTCCTCTCCGTTGTTCTGACGCATTTGATGCCGCCTCGGATGAGTGAAGCGAGGATGACAACATCACGATCATCCTGGTTGAGAATCCCCGACATATCCTATTTCCTCCACTCCCATTGTATCTGCTAATCCTGCAGAGCTATCAATGCCTACGATGTTGCCATTCAAGTATGCTCCAATCTCTCCCCATCCTGATGTAAGGATGTTCACTTTGACAAACAAGGGGGTTTCGATTCTGATTGCTTCTCCTGGTAGCCATTTCCACTCGGCACAATATCTCTTGAAATCCTGATCAGTTAAATCACCACTCGTCATTTCAGTTATGGGGAAGTAATCGAATCCATCTCGAACGCCTAGTTTCCACAACACATACAGGTTCGGCCCTTGAGCTAGATTCTGGAAGACCCGACCAGATAGAACCCTCATTATGCGATGCTTCGATACGGGATTCAATAGCGCGACTTCTTCAATTGTATTCTCGTATGTCAGAATCCCTCGGGCATTACGCAATAGGAATGGATGGCCTGTTTCTTGATATTTCTCGCTATGATATGGCCGATCCAGAGCAATCATTGGTTTCGTAGCCCATTCGGGAATACCCTCAAATCTCTCCCTACGCTTTGCGAATGTCATTTGTGGATCAGAAGGGTCTAACCAATCAATCAACAAAAGAGGATTATCGCGCATTTCTGCATAGTCACAGAGATAGATACCTGGTTCAAGTCCAATGGCATCTGCCCACTTCTCTATCCAGTCATCATCATCAGGCAATTCATACCCCGATGCCGTGAAACCAATAGTTTCGTTTCCCCTGTGGATAGTGACCCATGCGCCCTCTACGGTTTCCAGAAGGCATTTGGTGAACGCAACCGTGCTAACGGACTCAACGAGCGTAGGTGTTGGGATGACAAGTGGCGAACCAACAAGGGGTCTTACTGCGGTATAATCGAATGAATGCAATGACAAATCATTCACAGTATTACCTAAGCCCAGGAGATTAGCCGATGTTCTGATATGGTGGAATGGCTGATCATATGCCAATGCAAGAGCACCAATCACTTCCCTCCTCCTGATAGGGGCGGAACGAACGCTCAGGCGCATGAACAATGGATGAAGATCACGTTTGTTGATTCTATCAAACAGGGGTCTGATGAGCCATGCTCGAACCTCATTGTCATCACTAGCTAGTATCTTGGAGATTCTATCGACCACGCTCTTTGCATTACCTGTTGTCGTTTCTGTTTCCGATAGTTGGACAAGATGGGCAATAGGGTCAGGGTTCGGTTCAATCTCACTTGGATATGCATTAGTAAGCAAGTAATATATCTCCCTGAAATCCTCATCACTTAGCCGATTGCCATTGAGGCTTCGAGGATAGAAGTATGCTATGACTGTCCAGGGGTCAGTCATAGAGGCTCGCAGATTGTTCGCTACTATCTCTGCCCTATTCCTCAACTTGTATGCAGCCATGACTCGCCAGGATTCTGCAAGAGAACGATACGAGAGCATCTTTCACCCCTCCTCTTTTGCAATCTGCGGATGTGGCTTAATGTCCCAAAAGGCAGATTGAACCCAATGAATCTCACAGAGATGGTAGTGCTTATGCCATGCCACTGGAGGCTCTAGGCAAGAGTGGATGTGACACATCCCCTTCATGTCACTCTTCCTCAGTCCAATTGCTCGTCACGTCATCATACAGCTCTTGGTCTTGGAGTATCTCCATAATTGCATCTTTGCCCTTGTAGGTCATGAACCATCGCTTGCGAGATGATGTAGTCATGGCTCTGACTCTTCGCCCATCTAGTAGATCTCCCGAGATGTTCTGCAAGAGTGAGATGGAAACCTTGTTCCCTGTCGCATTTGATATGATGTAGCAGCAATCGAATGCCAATGTGACATAGGAGCGATTGGCAAAAAGCCTAGCATGGTTCCACAGATCGAATGCCAAATTGGCAATGACTACATGATCCTCAACTGATTTCTCACAAATGTCAAGTATCAACTTGTGATGATATTCCAGAAATTCATCAAGAGTTTCAAACTTCATTCAACATCATCCTCCATCTCAATCAATGGCTCTGGTATCTCGGTGTCCCAGGCATTCTCATCCTCTATGATCTCAGAGAGGGAATCACGGAGAGTCCTCGCTTCATTCCTAGTCAAGAAGAACCCGATGCGCGTATATCCCGTATGTCCCGTCTTCGATGGGACTACTCTGAACATCCTGAGATTCAAGACTCGGGATTTGAATGCGTTTGACGTGACTACATGGAGCTGCTCACCCATGTGACAAGTCGTTTCAATCTCTTCATGCACCGTATTGTTGTAATTGTGTTGCGCCATAATACCACTCTCTACTTCGTTGCCTTGTTAAAACACTCTTCTCTATCACATACATTATGCCCATCTACACACCCTGTCGCTTTATCCCTGCAAAACGAACAGAGCATACTCATTCCTCAGAATCATCACTCTTTAGGATCAGGTCTTCTGAATTGATTATCTCGACTGATTGCAATAGCGCATGAACGAGAGCCTTTCGAGTCTGTGAATCTCTCTTCTTCTTGGCTTTCCAGGCTTTGTATTCCTGCCTGTGAGAGTCGATTGGGCTATTCTTCTTACTAGCCATACTCAACCCCCTGATGCTTGGTCTGAAATGATTGATGAGTTTCCATCCATCTTTGTAATCCTCGCTATACTCAATCGTCCACTTTTTTCCGTCAATTATCAATTCCTCAATTTTTATCTCCATCTTCATTCCTCCTCTGTTCTATCCCATAGAGCTGCTGTTGATCTGTTCCGAATCCCTGCCCAGCATTGAGTTAATTGCATCGTGCCTAACCTCGGCCTCGCCATCTCTCCCAGGATTCGATTTGTCCTCTGTTGTTCTTCGAGAATCTTTCTCAATAACTCCTCAAATTCCTTTAGCATAATCACTCCTCCTCTTCTTTCTGCGCTTTCAGAGTCGCGCCTCTGTCATCAATGACGACATGGAGATCGTGCCAATCCTTCGTGAATCCCTTCTTGCCGCATACCGGACATTCGCCATCCGTCAGCTTGTAGTATGTCTGCTCAACGGCGATTGGCTCCACTCTTGCTATCGCACCGCACTTCTTGTTGCATACTGCTACATCTCCAATCCTATCCTCTGGAACGGTAAATTCGCCATCAAAGGTGAATGCTCTTTCGACCTTCATCTCCATCTCCCATCCAATTTCCCTAGCTAGTGTGGCAAGGTAATCGTGATGATCGAAGAGGCTTCTCTCATCCCCTGGTGTGGCTCTATCAATGTGAATCTCCGTCAGAGTCATCTCCTTGAGATCGGTTCGCACATACGTCCCTACTCCTTCGAGAGTCCAGACTCCTCCTATTCGGAGGCTATTCCATAAGCGCAAGCACCATTCGACTTCATCCTGGAAGGTCATTCTACCCACTCCCATTTCCTGCATTGGGGGCATCGCCTGATCGGCCTCTTCTCCTTAGTGATAATGTCATATCTCTCATCTCCTTCTTTCATCCTCGCACCACATGGTTCACACCATTCGACTTCTTCTTCACTCACGTTTCCCACTCCAGGTCATTGTCAGACATGGTTGCTATTTCACGAAGGTATCTCCTCACACGGAACCTCGCTCCTCGCTTCTTCTCCTTCTCGTAGTATGCAATCCATCCTTCTGCGGTCTTCAATCTCGAATCAACAATGTCCAGCCTCTCAGCTTTCTCAACACCGGCCAACGCAGTAAATTGCTCTGAACCAAGCAACCCACCTCTTTCTGATCTAATCTCGGCTATCGTTTCTAACCAGGGCTTACTGAGCATCCTGTATCTCCTCTCACGGGCATAAGCATCTCTTCTATGGTCTGCCATCGTCCATAGCGTAGTGCGTTATCGTTATGAACACATTACCTCAGAAGTCCTCGAACGGTTCCTTTTCCTCATCTTCAGCCGCACACCACCATGCCCAATCAAGTCCCTCGGGAATGAATTGTAAGACCTGGGGGTCTTCTTCACCGATATGCCACACTCTGTATGTCGAACCATCATCCACTTCAAATGACATAGGGAATGCAGGTTGCATACGACCCTCGGACAAGAACAACGACTCCATGAGCTGCTCATCGCCTCGTGGAATCGTGATCTTCAAGACAGTCATACGCTCGCCTTCTTGGTTAGGATTTTGTATGCTTCTTTAGCAGGTGCATCTATGATGATGGGATCCTGGTCGTTCTCCTCTGCATGAATCACCCATCGGGTAGTCCTCATGCCATTGATCATGAATGACGGCCTCATCAGCAACGAGAACGGGGGTTTGCCTATGGCATGACCTGCGCCCGCCCATACTAACTTTGCTCGCTTTGGCTTTGGTCTGGATGTCCATGTCTTCTCTGTTGGCCCAGGCACACTACTCACTCCTTCAAGTCCTCACACGGAAGTCCTCTCAGTTGCAGTATCATCCTCTTGATTTGCAAACGAGCCTCATCGACTTTACCGTCTTCTAGCCTAGCATCCAATACATTGAGCATCCCGACTAATGCCTCCATGTTCAATGAAATTCTTTCTAGTGGATTCGGTTGCACACCGAACCTCTTCCACCAATGATCACTCATCAGAATCCCTCCAAAGCCCTTCTTCTCCAGGCGTTGCGTTGTCTAATGTCTAATCCTCTAAGGTCATAGGTGGACGAGCCATAGCGATTCTTGACGACATACGGAAGCGCACCGCCCTTCAGCTTCTTGTGCTTGATCACGGTGATTCCTGTCTCATCGTTGCGCCACTTGTATCGGCGGTTCGACTTGGTTAGGTAAGTCTCGTCAGTCATTATATCGCCCTCTTTTGATCACCCTGGAAGTAGCAGGTTATGCACCTCAATGGATCTTCGGATTGGATTAGGTTCTCCCCTATGGTTTGGTCACAACCTATGCATATGATTGGCCTGGGACTCATTCTCCTAACACCTCATATCCATTTAACTTCAAACAATCACCACAACACACAATCGCATCGGGGTGACAGTCATGTCCTTCTATTGTCCTCATGCAATCACCCCAGGAAGGAAGTATCGGCAAGACCTGCGCTCGCCCTCCTTGCATACCTCACCCGTTGTAATCATGCTTTCCAGGATGGGCCTCCATGCCTCTTCATCAAGGTATATCGCCTTCTTGAGATAGCCGATGGTGCGCTTCTCATCACCCAGGGCTTCTTTGACGGTGGCAGCTACCTGCTCCCGCCTTGAGATCAAGGTGGAAGTGGCATTGACTACAGATGCCACCTCCGTTTCCCCCGAGGCTACAGGTGGTGAAACCGAGACAGAAGGGGATGCTTCTCTTGTAGTCACCTCGGTATTACTTGGGGAATCTGCAAAGACGGTGTTGTAATCCGTCTGTGGGACTGGATGAGTGTTCTTCTGCTCCTCCTCCGTTGGTTGAGCTGTTGGACACTCGACTGATAGATTCAGAACGGGAGTCCCTCGGCTCTTGGACTTGAATTGCCTCTTGAGTGAGTTGAGAAATAGCGCAACCTCATCGGCATTGCGAACCTCTGGAAGTTTCGATTGATTGATCTTCAACCTGCCTTCATCAGTTTCCTCTATCCCTCTGTCGATGTAGGCATTGATTCTATCCTTCACAGTAGTCATAGCGTATTCTGTATCGCCACCGAATACTGAGATTAACTCTTGGAATAATACTCCTGCAATCTTCTGCCAGGGTATAGTAGCAGTAGTCACCTTGTCGGATAGACCAACAGGGATTGACACCATTGGGAGATCAGGGTCGTCTGCCTTGATGGTGAAAACTCCACCACCCATCTCAATCTTGATTTCGGCATCGCCCGTCTTCAAGGGTTGTTTGCCTCTCGCTTGACGCTCTGCTTTGTTCAAGTATAGCCCATGTTCGTCTTGAAAGCCATCAATCCCAATCTCTGCAAATGCCTTCAAGGCATAGAACATTACCATTGGGTCGGTATTCAGTTTTGCTTCTTCAAATTCTTTTGTCATATTTTTCTTCGTCATCGGTATCACCACTTCCCCGCTTGGGGGATTAGTGAGGGGCGGTAGGGGTTATTAAACCAATCGTTCTAATTTCCTTCTCTGTTGAGCTTTCCACTTCAAGTAGCACTTACCACACATGGGATTACGATCTGACCTGCCACCCATTGTATTGGTGGCGTTAATTTCTGTTCTGCATTTAGAGCATATGATGGGCATGACTCCGAATGATGGTTCCTATTGATAAGTTGTTTGGGAGGAGGGGTATGTAAGGGGAAAGAAAACCCTTGAGTCGCCCCTCCCCCCGCGACAATTGCTATTGCCCAGCATCCTCCGCCGCACGGGGTAATATCGACTCAAACCCGTCTTGTGAGATAGGGTTATTGAACACTCTCTCTGTTGATTGATTTAGAGCTGCCTTTTTGGCCCTTCTGATCAAACGGCAACACGTTCCGCATCGGTGTATCTCCTTCTTTGCACTCGACTGAATCTTTCGATTGCATCCTGGTTCGATACAGATTCGTCTGAGATGTGTTTTGTATTGAGGAGGCATCACTTCACCTCGTAGTCCAGGTAGTCGTCTGCGAGTTTGTATATCTGCAAACTGTGCATCCCCATGACTCTTCGAGTTTCACCGACTAACTTGAAGCGAGGATCTTTAGCCAACACATTTGAGATTCGATTCATGGATTCTCCCCAATAGGTATTCTCTTTCAGATGCTCATAAATATCCGCAGTATCGGCCTCACCGACTTCTAGCAAATGCTTGATGATTGCCTTTCTCAAGCGTTTGGTTCTACCTGCGAATATCTTAGTGGGCATCCTAACCCATCCCAGGTGGTAGTTGCATCCCATCCCCAGGTTTCATTGAAATCACATCGTCAATTCGCAAGATTAGAGTCGATGCTTCCACCGCACTGGATATTGCGGTTCTGATTAGTTTTCTCGGTTCAATGACTTTCAAATCCTTCATGTTCTCAATCTCACCATCAATTGATACTCCATCATGAACATCTGCGCCTTTGAGGGAAAGAAGCGTATCGACAGGATCGGCCCCTGAGTTTTCTGCCAATGTCCAGGGGATTGATTCGAGAGCAGAGGCAAAGGACTCAACTGCCATAGCCTGTCGTCCTGGTGCCTCATGTGATCTTTCTCGTAGCACTCTAGCTAGGTGTGCGTAAGCAGATCCTCCGCCACTAACCATTATTCGGCTTGAATCAGATAATGCGACTACTCCGATTACATCATCAAAGGCTCTTTCTAACTCATCAGTAGTGTGCATTGTAGCCCCTCTTAGGATAGCCGTGACGCTAGTAGCATCCTCGTTGGTGACACATATGCAGATATGTTCGCCAAACTTCTCTTCTGTTATCCAAGATGCATCGCCCAAGTCTGTTGATCTCAACTCTTTCAACTCACTAACCAATCTTGCACCCGTGATTCGGCGTAGTGCCTCCATGTCTGAGTTTTTGACACGTTTTACGGCTAGTATGTTAGCCTGGGCCAAGTAATGAGCTGCTAGTGGGTCAATGTCCTTCTGACAGAAAACTGCATGGGTTCCATTCTTTGCTATCTCATGACACATGGCCTGGATGACTTCTTCTTCTCTCACAAGGAATGCTTCGAGAACCTTCGGATCGCTGATATTCAACTTACTTTCAATCTTGGTTTCCTTTGGTTCCAATCCCGTTTTGAGGAGGAGGACTCTCGCATCAGTCAAACTAGCGGGCATCTCTGAATGTATTCGCTCTTTCTCCACAACCAATCCTGGGAGTAATTCGCTCTGATCGTAAGTGCCACCCTCGAATGTTGATACCTTGATGTTATCTAGGTTCACTCCGTCCTTATCCCTAACTGCATCCATCGCTCTAACGGATATATCGGATAGGATGTCGATTGCAGACTCGGCACTCTTTCCAGTTATGGAAGTGCGAGCCGCATCTTTCAACTCATCATCACTCAATTCCCATCCCATTTCATCTAGGGTTTCATTGACAATTGAAAGAGCAAAGTGATAGCCCTTCACAATGATAGCGGGATGGACTTGCTTGGTAATCAACTCGCTCGCTTGTTCAAGCAAAGATCCAGATATTACGGCGGCAGAAGTAGTCCCATCATGACACAGAGAATCTTGAGTCTTGGAGATTTCAATAATGATCTTAGCCGCAGGATGCTCGGCATGAAGCAGCTCTAGGATTGTCACACCATCATTGGTGATAGTGACTTCACCACCACCGCCGACCAGGAGTTTGTCAAAACCAAGTGGCCCGAGTGTGGAACGGACAGATTCAGCCACAGCTCTTGCGGCGAGTATGTTGTTATCCTGGGCGTTTCTTCCACTCCTATTCTTTGCCCCTTCTTGCAGTATATAGATAGGTTCTCCATTCGGCCCCTGTGCCATCATGGTTCGAGCAAACCCCTGGTTCGCCTTTAATCATTCTCAACATTGACAGGCTTAACAGTCAGATTATTCTTCTTCTTCTGCTAACTCGGTCAGGTCATTGCCTCTCATGTAGCCATCGGCTGGTGGTGGCTTTCTGAATCGCTCTCTCAGATCTTTATCTTTTATCTTCTTAGGGTCAAAGTTTGGGTTTGTTCTCATTGTTCCATTCCTCCATCAAGGCCATTGTCCGGCATCGCTCATCATCTCAATCATTCCCTTCCATGCCTGATACATAGTCAAGGCAATGAAAATGCAGATTGCGAAACAAGCCGAACCGATCAGGACTTCGAGCATTCAATCACCTCATCTGCAAATGTAAGATGATAATAGCATAACCTAGTAGTGGGATTAGCCCAGGCCGAGCATCCCTCATGCTTGCACATCTCATACATAGTATCTAGCTCCCTGGTTGTAATCAATTGTCCAATCAATGGTCGTAGTGAACAGCGGCATAGACTTCATTCTTCTTCGGACGTGGGCGAATCGCTATGAACACTCTCCACCAATGATACTCCTGGGATGGATAAAACAGATTCAACCCAACTCGGCAACTTCATCGCTCGGCCTTAGTGATGAATCTATAACAACATTGTCCAACAGGCAACTTGATCTTAGCCTCAACCAATACCTTTCCCACACCATTAGCATGAGTTTCAACGAATGTCTTTGCATGAGCAAAGCCGATACCGTTGATCTCATTACCACATAGAGCACACAAATCATACTTCATTTTCTATCTCCTCCTTGCTTGCTAAATTCCCATTCACATATAAACTTCCAATCAATTTGTATTACAAATGCATTCGTGAGAATCTATCAGTCGAAACACTCACCCCTCTGGTTCAAACCAACAAATCTCGTTAATGCACTCCATAGAAGAAGACAAGGTGATAACTATGATGAAGACACGATATGATTGCTTGAGATGCGGTGGCATAACCTACTCGTATAGGGTATGCTCCTATTGTCGGAGAAAGATGGCTCTAGCCGATTATCAGAAGTTGATTACAACGGCTCCAAAGAAGAAAAGGGGGGTGAAGAAACTGAGAAACTGTGATGTTTGTGAGGCTCGAAAGGCTCGCAAGCAGAAAGCAAGAGGCTTTGCGCTATCGACCATCAAGGCAACAATCGCCTCCTCCTTTCAGCTTGCTCTGTCAATCGTTGTTCTCTACTATCTAATTCAAGAGGGGGTGATACTCTGACTGATGACGATGAGGAAGAATAAGGATGAGGGTCATGCCCCCTTCTCCCTGTAATCAGGATGGGTCTGTGGCAGCTTGTGCAACCTTCGCTCCCCCATGTTCTGGAGATACTTGCATATGTTCTCCGCACCCTTCTTGAATCTCTTTGCCGCTACCGCATCTCCTTCGGGGATCATCTGTGACATGAGATCATCCAGGAATATCCGGCGACCAATGTATTCCAACATCTCATACTCTACATGGGCTACGCTTCTCGCTCTTGATGCCATTAGATCACCTCGTATTTTTAGTCGAAAATCCAATAAAATGCTACCCAAAAGAGGAACCAGAAGATTAGACTCTCAAGAGCATTCACTCTTCTCCATCTCCTTCAATCTGCATCATGTTCCTAGTAATCTCATCCGCCATGTTCTGATGACCCACGATGAAGTCCCATCGAGCGAACACCTTTGCCACTATGGATGTCGGCCCCGTGACCGTGCGAGCTGTGAGAGGGTGAGTCATCGTAGTGATGGTATCTGCAATCGGCATTACGAGCATCGTCCCATCTGTCAGTATCACTCGTTCCAGGTATTCCACTTGCTTTCCTTCGTCTTCTTCTGTTGGTGTGTATGTTTTTGTCATCATATCCCTCCCTCTGTCACCACTTGGATGTTCTGCACCCTCGCCCTGGTTGCGGCCACATATAGTATGCAGACCTCCTCCTGGGCAGTTTGTGGTGATTTGTGCATCATGTGATCCAGGAGGAATATGTTTCTCGACTCCTCATCCATAGTGAGTGATCGAAGGAGATAGATGTAGTCTGCCTCGGCCCCTTTGTATCTGTGAACAGATGTTAGATGAACAGGGTTATCCGAGCTGCCGAACAACTCATTCTTCACCCACTTGTTGAAACGAGATATAGAATATTCAGAGGGATTTGTCTTCGCATAAAGTGCGACAAGAGAATCGGCTAAGTCAATGTCATCCTTCTCTTTGACAAACCTGTCTTCCATCTCTGCAACCTTCTTATCTCCTCCTGCTCTCTCGATTGCTTGCTCCTGGCACCATAGTTTCAACATTCTAAAACGAGATGCGAATGATGATCGAATGGCTCCGCTACCAAATGAAATCCCCTTCTTCTCATGCTTGTTTTTAGGAGACTTGTATTCATTCTTCAACACCCATTTGATGGAGTCTAGTATCTCTGTAGAATCTGGTGTGGAGATGGGAATGCCTTGCTTCACCAATTCGATAGCCACCATTCCCAATGGGCCATTCAATCGTGATACGATGGCTTGAGTCGCATCGGGGTTATCTGCTCGCACCTCTGCCACTCTCAAAGCCAAATCACTCTCTGAGATTGTGATCTCATCTTCGCCTTCGGGCCAATTGGATGCGGAGCGAGGAGCCTGATGATCCTGGAAGGGCGGGAAATCATATCCAGGCCACGCCTCCTGTGCCATCCTTGTCGCCTCGTGGGTTATCCTCCTCGCACTCTCTGCAACGGCATAGGAACCACGCCATGAGTATGTCATCGGGTATGCTATGCACTTGGATGCAAGGGCATTCTCCTTGACCGCCTCTCTATCAGCTCCGGCCCATCCCATGATGCCCTGTCGGATGTCACCCACTAGCACTACTGTTTCTGACCCATCATCAACCAGGAGGCTACGGATAAGGTCGCCTTTAGTGACTGACAAATCTTGAATCTCATCTATGAATGCAATCTGATACTTGTTTAGGCTTAGGCCAAGAGCCGATGGCAACCATATCTGATCTGAGAATGACATGGTGCAAGTATCATTGTTAGTTTGCCTCCCATCCCCACTACCCCACCGATGCCTCCTGGGGGGCCACAATAACTGTGTTTTGTTCGCCCAATGATTCCTGTCCGATCCGAGCCTTCTCAATGGGTAAAGCCCTGTATCGTATCTTGCGTCTTGCATGAATCCCGTTCCCTTGTGGAAGGATGGCCGAGGGACTACTGCATTGTCCATGTCCTTCGGCGTTAC